CCTAAAGGTCCCACCTGGCATGAGCCGATCAGATTCACTGATTCCCTACCAACTGACCGTAATGGAGTATCATCACATGAGTTTCACGCGCGAAAGAGAGCTCCTGTTAAACACAGGTCCCCTCGGCCGCGTTGTGGACTTCGGGAGTCCTGGTTCTGCCGTGGCAAGTAGTCTTTACTTGCTTACGTCGGATAACCAGCTTCCCGGGGATGGACACGACTTCGAGAGTATAAAAGCTATACCCTCGGGTGGCATGATAAATGCCGAAGCTAACGAAGATCTAGGCTACTATACCAGTTTTGAAAACTGGCAAGCCAATGCTCTTCGATACGGCCTCCGTGACTATACCGCAATGATGATATTTCCGGATAGACCATCCAACTCGGAATTGGCAACCACATTAAAAATGCGGACCAATCCTTCAAGGCCTGTCGTTAGTTTGCCGCAGTTTGTAGCCGAGCTCAAAGACCTCCCAGGTTTACTGAGGGGTCTCGGGCGAGACTATTTTACTAAAGCAGCTAAGACCAATATGAACTATCAGTTCGGTATTGCGCCTCTTGTTGGTGACTTGTTCAAGATGACTACACTCGCTGACCACGCTTCTAAACGTAGCAACGAGTTACATCGTCTTTTCAGTCAAGGTGGTCTTAGGCGTAAAATCCCCCTCTATAAGGAGACACTCACGCGTGATTGGGGTACCGTTACCTTCCATGATTGGAGGTATGGCATTCCAGCTCACTACCGTGGTGTGTACACCTTAGAAGTATCGGGTTGGGCAAAGTGGTTACCTGATGGTTCCACTCTCCCACCGACTACTGAGGAGGAGTATCTCCAGCTCGCCCACAACGTCTGTCAGGGGTTGAATAGTCGAGGTGACTTGTTTGCCTTGACTAATCTTCTTCCTGATTTATGGGAATTATACCCATGGTCGTGGTTGGTTGACTGGTTCACAAATATTGGAGATTTTCTCTCCACTATGCGGAATACAGTCGGAGCTGATTGCGTGGACATCCAGTTGATGGACACGCATGTGTATCGGTTGACATTTAAACCAGACCTCTCGTCATATACTCACGGAAACGTGAGATGCGACAGAGGCGCGGTTGATGTCGTGCGAAAGCACCGTACACGAGCTACGCCAGGTCTTTCAGCCCAGTTGCCGTTCTTATCTGCTCGGCAGCTGTCGATCTTGGGTTCATTAGCCTTCCTTAGGGTAATTAAATGAATCCTAAGGGAGGGGGGCTGCAATTAGTAACTGCAGATATCCATTGAACCACAAGGAGTAATACAATCATGTTCGCTGCTACGATCGATATCACCATTGACGGTGTCGCAAAGACTCTTAACCGAATCTCGGATGGGAACTACTCTTCGGAGTACTACCTTCGGGAAACGGATGGAGAATTTACGCTTCGCATTCGGAATTCGAAGTATTCCAGCAAAGGCAGCGTGACGGTTATGCACCGTCACAATGTCGAGCTGGTCCACAACGTTTTTCCGAGTGGGGCCGTGCCGGCAAAGCTCAGGAAAGCTTACGTCGTCCTCGAAAATGAGGCTGGCGATGGGCTTACTGATCCTGTCGACTTCAATGTTGGTTTTGTGGGTTTCCTGACGGAGACCAACATTACCAAATTGATCAACTTCGAGTCGTAAGACTCGAAGGGTGTCAACCGCCTACTAAGCGGTTGTTCGATCCTCTCGCAGCGGCCTTGGATTGATAACCCCTTTAGAAAGGATTATCATGAAAAGCCAAGTAGAGAGTATACTCCACGTCGCAAGGGGTGTCTTTAAAGACATTTCCTTGGCTTACCCTGAGTACAGGGGTGTTGGTCGAGACATCGATCGACTCTCCCATAATGCTCGAAATCGAGGGATAGGGTTCTTCACCCTAGACCTCCCTAGTCTAGATGCCGTCCTTACGGATGGTCTCGCGACTGGGCGCCTAGCTCCCAAGGGGCCGGTTTCTCAACCGGTCTCCAAGAGGATCAAAGTGCCGAGATTTCTCTCGGGACTTTGGTTGCGCGTTTTCGATCACGACGCATGTTTGCGTTCAGAGGTCGACGCGACTGCCATTCTTATGCTGCGACAGATTTTCTGTCTAGGCAAAAAGTTGGTAGTCCAGTGTACTCCAGAGAGGGTCAAACAGACCGTCAAGGAGTATCACCATGTCGAACAGTCCATCCCGACTCCCACCTTACAGTGGGGATCGGATGAGCTTGATCCTGATAATCTCAGCCGTAGCGTTCACTTTCGTGACCGCTTGGATGTTGATAATCTTCCTCTTTTCCCAGAAGGCCGAGAATTGGAACTCTCAGCCAGGGATCAAGGAAGACTTCGGGACCTCTGTTCTCGCGCACAGTTCATCTGTGACGCGATTGCCACCAGCTTCGGAGACTACGAGCCAACTTCCTATTCGGAAGAATGGCATCGCAGTAAGCGAGCTGGGCACGGCTTCAAACATGGACCGGGTGCAGTAACTGACCTGTCAAAGAGTCGTTTCAAGTACGACTTCCAAAACTGGCCAGATAAGCTGCAGCGTCTCTTTCCCTACGACTTCTGTGGTTCTCCAACCATGGACGTACGAGAGTTAGAGAGCTATCCGCTTAACCACGAACCTCCGTCAGTACTACTGGCCGTTCCGAAAACGGCTAAAGCCCCTCGCCTAATCGCGAAGGAGCCAGTAGCGCACCAATGGTGCCAACAACTGACGAAGAACTTCCTGGTTGAGAGGGTTCGGAAAATCTTCGGAGGTAAGTTTATTACCTTCGATGACCAACGACCCTCAAGGCAGATGGTTGCTACAGCTTCCCTGAGAGGAGACTTGGCGACCGTGGATTTATCCTCGGCGTCAGATCGACTCTCCTGTTGGGCGATCGAACGGGCATTTCGGGCTAACCAGCCCTTGCTTCGTTCTTTCCACGCCAGCAGAACGCGGTGGATTAGAGACTCTGTCTCTACTCAGGATTTTTCCGTCCTGAGGAAGTTCGCCGCGCAGGGTTCTGCGCTGACCTTTCCTGTTCAGTCAATATTCTTTTTGGCATGCGCTTTGGCGGTTTTGCCGCCCGAGCGTACCCTTAGAGGATACCTGAACAAGTATGGGTCAACGGTTCGAGTCTTTGGTGATGATATCATTCTGCCAAAGACTGGGTATGCTGATCTAACGCTACTTTTGGATTATCTTGGGCTCAAAGTTAATGAGTCCAAGTCTTTCCACACAGGATTCTTTCGTGAATCTTGTGGACTTGATGCTTATAGAGGAGTCGATGTGACCCCTATTAAGCTCAAGAGCGTCGGATCCGACAATGCTACCGCTCGTCAGGCACTTCTAGACAACGCCAATAATCTGCATAAAGCAGGTTTTTGGTACGCGGCTGAAGCGCTTCTTTCGACAGCGCCGGAATGGTTCGTTAAGAACCTCCCGGTACTCGGGCCAAGCGGTAGTAGCCAAGGTCTCACCTCTTTCTGCGGAGCTAAAGTAGACCATCTCAAATCGAGATGGAATACCAAGCTCCAAAGATTGGAGGTCCGGGCTTGGACACCACGTTCCAAGCAACGGATTAAGAAGACCAATGGCCTCTCAGCATTTCTTCAGTTCGTCACTGAAGATCCTGCCAGGACTAGCGAC